ACCATTTAAAAAACTAGGTGCTGCTTTAAATATTCTACCAGCCGATGAGCTCGAACAATTAAACCAACAAGAATTATTTCAAAGTTTTACAGGATTTATAATTCCTAGAATGAGAGTTGTGGGTTCAGGTGCTACATCTGATAGAGAAATAGAATTATTCAAATCTGCTGTACCTACTATTGGCAATACAAAAGAAGGTAATAAACTTTTGATTGGTGGTTTAAGAGCGATTACAAAATATAATAAAGAAAGACTAAGATTAATGGAAAATTATGTAAATAAAAATAAAACAATATTTGGTTTTGAAGAATTTGCTGATGCAGAATTAGGGTCTTTATACAAATCTTTTTATACTTCTAACGAGTATGAAAATTTAGTTAAAAACGAAATAATAAAAGAAGGAGATTTTGTTTTTAACGGTGTTACTGGTCAATTTATAATTATTGATAAAGAAGATATTGAAAGAGCTTACGAATAATGGCATTACCAAAAGAAAGAAATTACAAAACAAATGAAGATGCTCCATCTAATGTAGGGGCTAATCTAGCACGAACAACTTTAGGACAAGGCTTATTGTTTGGTTTTGGCGATGAAGTAGAAGCCTTTACAAGATCATTATTAGAGGATAAAAGTTATGAGGAATTGTTACCTGAAATAAGAGGACAAATAAAACAATTTAGAGAGGTTTCTCCAGCAGCAGCTTATGGTTCTGAAATTTTAGGAGCAATACCATCAACCATTGCAACAGGTGGGGCAGGTCTTTTAGGAAGATTAGGGCTTAAAGGAGCAGGAAAGATTGCAACAACCCAAGGTGGTGTTTATGGGTTTGGTGCTGGTGAAGATTTAGAAAGTAGAGTTAAAGGTGCAGCTTTAGGTTCAGTTTTAGCAGGAACAACCCAAAAAGTAGCAGATAAGGTTTTGCCCAAAGTTACTCAAGAAGCAAAAAGATTAAAAGAACTTGGAGTAAATGTTACACCTGGACAAAGAGTTAAAGGCAGTAATGTTATGGGTGATGTTGTTGGGCAAATGGAAGAAGGTTTAACAACATATCCAGGTGTTGCAGGCCCAATTCAAAAAGCAAGACTAGATAGTATGAAAGATTTTAATAGAGCTATTGTAAATAAAGTTTTAGATCCATTAGATGTAAAAGTTCCAGCTTCAATCAATAGCGGTGATGAATTAGCAATGTTTATTAAAGACACTATGGACACTAAATATGATGAAGTTTTAGGAAGTATGAAATTAAAAGCTAATAAATCTTTGAATAATGACATAGATAACATATTACGAACCTCAACAGCAAATGAAGTTGATTTATCTTCTATTAAAAAAACTATAAATAAAAAAGTTTTACCATCTTTGAAAGATGGTGAAAATTTAGATGGTAAAGATTTAAAAAGACTTGAATCAACAATAAATTATGAAGTTGTAAAATTTAAAAATGCAGTTGGTACACAAATTAATGCAAAAGAAACATTAGAAGAAGTTTTAGACAGAGTAAGAACAGAAATAAATTTACAGAATCCAGGAACAGAGTTGAATAAAGTTAATGCAGTTTACAGCAATGTTAAACCAATTTACAAAGCTATAAGCAGAGGAAATGCTAGAGTAGATCAAACATTTTCTCCAGCCCAATATAGACAATCATTAATGCAAAATGATATTACTGCTAATAAACTAAAAACTATAGCTGGAGATAGGCCAACATCAGAATTATTAAATTTGTCTGAAAAAGTTATTGGGCCGACTTTAGGTGATTCAGGAACAGCAGCAAGACTTTTAATGCAGGATGTAGCTAATGCACCAATATCAACAGTTTCTAAAAAGTTTGCTGGGCCTGGTATAGTATCAGATTTATCTTATACACAATTACCTTTTGTTCCTGGAAATATAACCCCTTTACAACTTTTGATTGAAACTCCAGGTTCATTACTAACCAAACCGTTACCAGCATACTCTGGCATAATTTCACAAAACGAAGAGTTACAAAAGTTATTAGACTCAATGAAATAATGTCCTTGTATAAAGTCGGTAGGGCAGGTGAACATTTAGCTGCCTACTTCCTCCTTCAATATTTTGACGAAATCTTTGAACCCAACCCACTAGCTAGATACGATTTTTTGGCTATGAAAGATGACACCCCATACAAGATCCAAGTAAAAACATCTGAGTCAACCTTTCACCACAGAAAAAAAGAATTGGTTAGGTGGGATATAAAGAAAAGAGTCAACAGAACTAAAAAAGACTATGACGAAAACGAAGTAGATATATTTGCTTTTTGTTATCTGCCCTACGACCAAATAGAGTTTCAACCCAATAGAAATATGAAGGCCACTTGGCAAAAAGAATTACATTACATTAAAGAAGTAAACCCTAGAAAATCCTTAGAAAGATCAATCACTATCATAAATGCGTTGAAAGAAAACGCTGTTTAGTTTATTGAACTACCTGATAACAACCAAAGAAAATGAGGTCTTTTTTTTGGCTGATTACTGGGCTTGAAGGTGCTGAATCATAGTGCTTTTAAGGAATGGGTCGCAGGTTCGAATCCTGCAGGGCTCACCATTATTTTTCAGTTTTCTGCCGAAAACTTGACCTGATTTTCAATATTTTGTTATCATAAATATACGCTATGTTTCTATTTTGTTCACAGTAAAACTAGAGCAAGATACAACCACAGCACAACCAGAGAGAGAAAAATGAAATTTAAAAGAGATAACAAAGACTCAAACATACTTATATATCCATCATGTTATACCTTTGCCTACATCATTAATGGCAAAAGAAAACAAAACAAATTAGCTGACATCAATACACCTATTGAAGCTGTCAGAATTAAAGCAGCCAAACATCATGCCTTGGTATTAGAAGGTATAGATCCTTTTGGTAAATCAAATAATAAAATTATGACAGTACAAACTTTTGCTGACTCATGGTTTAAATATTTAGAAAAAACTAAAGGCCTGAAAAGTAGAAAGTCTTTTGAAAATATATATGACAACTATTTAAAAAAATTCTTTGGCACAAGAGATATAAAAACCATTACACATCAAGAAGTTAAAGATTGGTTTTATGATATTGATAAACAAAGCATGGCTAATAAATCTTTGATGGTGTTCAAAAAGGTGTTCAATGAAGCAAAGGCTTCTGAGTACACAGAGAAATATCCTTTCAACCTGGTTAAGAAATATACTGAAACAATTAGAGAAAATTACCTGACACAAGACCAGCTTATTGAGGTTATAAAAGAACTAAACAACCGCTACGAAATACATAATAAAAGAGTATCAGTAGATTTTATTTGGGCCTGTATCTTAACAGGAGCAAGATCCGCTTCTGAAATAGGCAATGCTAAATGGAGCGATTTCAGAGGAGATAGGATTGTTTTAAACGAACATAAAACCGCAAACAAGACAGGTGATAAGCGTGTAATATATTTGAACACTCAAGCAAGAAAGATAATAGAAAGACAACCAAGAACCAATGGCAAAAGACATGAATATATCTTTGCGATTAAAACACCTTATCGTATGTGGAAAAACATTAGAGCAAAGTTTGGTTTAGATCACATTACATTACATGATCTAAGGCATAGTTTTGCCAGTCATTGTATTTCATTTAAGAAGATGACATTGAAAGAGGTGGGTGATTTGTTAGGACACAAATCAACCCAAACGACAAATAGATATGCTCACTTACTGGAAGAAACCACTATTGAAAATATCAATAAGATAGGTGAGTGGCACTCTAATCTTTCTCAGACTTAAACTTTTCTATTAAGAATTTTTTATTGTCCTTGAAATAATCAAGCACAGTTTTGTATGGTTCTTCGTTATAATATCTAACTTTGTTTCTGTTACAGTCATAAAATTTGGCTGTAACAAAATTTCTAAACGGCTTGTCCATATTCTAAATACTCCTCTTTTAAATCTTCTAAATTATCAGCAGACCATTCTGCATAGTCTAAAATTATTTCGCCTGTGTTTTGTCTTTTATAAAAATCGTATTGCTTTTTCATAAAAATTTCAAAGTCAATTTTTTCACAGTCAATATCTGGCTTCACTATTTTTTCCATAATTGGCTCACCTTGTGGGTTAACACCGTAAGTGTGTTGCAATTCTAACTCTATGTAATGAATTGCTTTTCTAAGATCCTTGATGTGATCTTTTTTGCTGCCCTTCTTACCAGACCTGGTAATGTATTTAATACTGTTCCCAAGACACCAACTAATGTTGTTCTTGATTATATATTCTATTGGTTGAGCTTTACCCTTGTAGTGGCTACCACCAACTTGTCGCTCTGTTGCAAGCTCTTTGTTGGCCCTATCCCACTCTTCTGGTTTAACCTTATCAATACTCATCTTTATTTCTCCTATTAAAATTCAATATGAGTTTTTTCCCTCATCTACTTGATATTACACAATTTTTTCCTTAGAGTGAACAAATAGAGAACATTTAATTAATACTAATACATACAAGGGAAAAAAATGAAAGATCGAAATTTCATAGATCAAGCACAATTAGCAGAGCGATGGAAACGTAGTGAACGCACTTTAGAGAACTGGCGTTCCCGTGGCATTGGTATTCCATATTACAAAATTGGTGGCAAAGTGTTGTACGATTTTGATGATGTGGCAGCCTATGAGAACGAGCAATTACAACAGCCTATTAATAGGGAGTAATTATCTCGCACTCTATAGTGTCACCTTCGGGCTTTGACAAGCTCTGGAGTAAGTGTCCAGCTAGTGCAACACTGAGCAGCAAAGCTCCGTATGTTGCGAGTGAAGCGACTGTGAGTGGTAGTGCATGTCACTGGATGGCTGAGAAAGTTTTGAAACAAGAGTTAATAGACTTAGACCCAACAAAACATTTTGTAGGTCAAAAATATAAAGATGGAGATGTTGAAATAACAATAGATGAAAAGTTGGTGAACAAAGCACTAGCATATTCAAACTATGTTTTAAAAAAAAAAGAAGAGATGGATGCAGAAATGTTGATTGAAGAAAAACTTTATGTGCATGAAGTGAATGACCATTTGTTTGGTACAGCAGACATCATTCTTATTGGTAAAGACAAAATCAGCCTGATTGATTTGAAGTCAGGTAAGTGGCCAGTAGAGGTCATAGATAATGGACAGCTAAAGATATACACCCTAGGTGCGGTAGCAAGGTGGGGAGGAGATTACCAATATGAAAATGTAATTTTTCAAAACGGTAAAGCTAAAGAAACAACTCTCGATTTACATGATCTTGTAGATTGGGGTTTAGGATATTTGAAAGACTGCGTTGATGCAGCCCTCGAAAAATATCCGAAAGAAGTGGTAGGGCAACAATGTTTGCTCTGCAAGGGTAAGACTTATTGTAGGTCTTATAATGATTTTACAGAAAATGGAGGAAAGATTTTATGGAAACCAACCCGATAATTACGATGGATGGTCGTGACATATTTGAGCATGATCTGACACATGAGAGCCGACCAGTCGTGCAAGACTTGGTGGGAGTATTGCAAGAGAAGCAAAGCCTTATGGCCGAAGCACAAGAAGCAGCCAAGAAAGTAGCTCACTTCAATTCGTTACTCAAAAACGAACAACTATTAGTTGAGAAACTAAAGCCTATGCTGCCTGAACTTCCTGAAACTGATGATGTAGAAGTTGTCACTGATAAAATTGGGAAGGAGGACAAGTAATGGCCTTTTCACTTGCTGATATAAAAACCAAAGCTACTTTAAAACCACCAAGAATATTGATACATGGAAAGCCAGGTGTAGGTAAGACAACTATCGCTTCGGAGTTTCCTTCACCAATATTTCTTATGACTGAAGATGGTCTTGGTGTTATTGATGTGGCCCACACAGACTTATTAAAAAACTATGATGACATCATTGAAATACTGAAATCATTACTAGCAGAAAATCATAAATATAAAACTTTGGTCATTGATTCATTAGATCATTTAGAACCAATTATTTTTGATAAGACCTGTAAGGTTGAGGGTTTCAAAGACATCAATGAACCTGGTTATGGTAAAGGTTTTAGTTTAAGCCTGAAATACACTAGGGAAATAATAGATTTATTAAACCAACTACGAGAACAAAAAGGCATGATTATTTGTATGTTAGCTCATTCAGTAATCAAGCGTTTTGAAGATCCTACCTCAGAAGCCTACGATAGATATGAGATTAAATTAAATGCCAAGCATGGTTTTTTATATTTAGAAGTCTCAGACATTGTGGGTTTTGCTGATTTCAAGACTGGTACAGTTGTAGAAAAAAGCAGAGGTGGCGAGAGGACTCGAGCAGTATCAACTGGTCAAAGAGTTCTACACGTTGAAGAACGTCCT